TCAGGCTCAAGAACAAATTCGATCTCTACAAGACGCTCAGTCAAAAGCCCAACAAGAACAGCAAACCGCATCACAACAAGAGATGCAAAGAGTTGCTATGCAGGAACATCAGAAAATGGCTAGTATTATTCCTGACTGGGCAGATGATGGTAAACGGCAAGCAATACAAAAAGCCGTTGCTGAATTTGCAATAAGTAAAGGATATAGCCAAGATGAGTTAAATCAACTTGTGGATCATAGATCAATTATTGTTTTAATGCAAGCAAAAGCATATGAAGATATGCAAAGCAAACAAACTACTGCAAGGAAAAAGAAAGTAAAGAATAAACCTAAAGTAGTTCGTAGCAAAGCAAAAGCGAACAAAGCAGATAATGACAAAACTAAACGTGCCAAACAAATGAAACGTCTACAGCAGACAGGAAGGGCAGAAGATGCCGCAAGTCTGTTTGAAGATTTTATAGAACTATAATAATAAAGGAGTCATTTTATGGCAATCGCAACAAATACTAGGACAACTTACGGTGCTATTGGTATCCGTGAAGACCTAAGTAATATCATTTATAATATTAGCCCAATGGATACGCCATTTTTATCTGGCATAGGCAAAGGGTCGGCTGACAATACATTGTTTGAGTGGCAGACAGACGAACTAACTGCCGCCGCCGCTAACCAACAGTTAGAAGGCGATGACAGCATGGACGCTCTTGCAGTTGCAGAGCCTACTCGATTAACGAATTATTGTCAAATTTCATACAAAGCGGTTCAGTCAAGTGGAACGGCAGAAGCGGTTGATTTTGCAGGTCGAAAATCAACTCAGGCTTATCAACTTGCAAAACGTGCTAAAGAAATTAAACGAGACATGGAAAAAATGCTACTGTCTAACGACGTAAAAGCCGCGGGCGCGGCGGGTACTGCTCGTAAGACGGCGGCTGTAATGTCTTGGCTAGGCACGACTTCGGCAGGGACATCGAACATCATTCTTGGTTCGGCTTCTCCTGTTGTTGGTGTTGTTAACAACGGTGGCAGTTCTCCTGCTGTCGGCCCTGATGGAACTACTGTTGCATCTTTTGGTACTTCGGCTGTTCTAACGATGGCAATGATTAACCTTGCTATGGAACGCTGCTTTACCAATGGTGGAGAGCCTTCAACGATTATGGCTCCTGCTGATCTTAAGCAGAAGATTAGTGCTTTAGGTGGTTCTGTTCTTGCTGATATTCAATCGAATGCGGCAGGTGACAAACCGACTACGGCTGTCAACGCTATTGATGTTTTGGTAACTGACTTTGGCACTTTGAAAATTGTACCTAGCCGTTTGATGCTGTCTAATATGCTTTTCTTTGTTGACTTTGATTTTTGGTCAGTTGATTACTTACGCCCATTCCAGACGGAAACTCTTGCCAAGACTGGTGACAGCATGAAGCAGTTGATGATTGCTGAGTACGGTCTTCGCGCTAAGAACGGTCTGGCAAACGCGGCAGTTATCGGAGTTAAAGACGCTTAATGATAAAATACAATAACAGTCCTACAATTATTGTTGAAGATAATGTGCTATCACCTGATTTATGTGATCACATAATAAACCTTGCTGAAAGTAAAGGGCTTGGTGATAATCTTATAATCCGTGATGGTAAATATATCCAAGATAAAATAAGAACAAGTAAAGGTTCTTACTTTAGTTACGGTGATAATGATGTGCTAGATACTGTTATTGAAGCGTTATCCGATATGTGTGGTTTACCTCCTACTCGGTTGGAACCTGTGACTATTCAAAGGTATCAGCCGGGTCAGGAGTATAAACCTCACTACGATGGCTTTCTCCCAGATGATAAGGGAGAAATGCCAAAGTCTGCAAAAGTAAAAGAAAGTGGAAACCGCTGTGTCACTATGATTACTTATTTAAATACAGTAAGTGATGGTGGTGGCACAGTTTTTCCTGTTTTAGGATTAGCAATTAAAGCAGTACAAGGCAGGACAATTATATTTGGGAATCTTGATGAGCATAAGGTTCCGCATCCTTCATCTTTACATATGGGTTTACCTCCAGAAGATGGAGACAAATGGATTTTAACTTTTTGGTTTAGGGAAAAAGATTTTATGGTTACTAAGAAAGAACTTGCAAAAGCATTAAAGGCTAAAAAATCTACTACAGTAGAAAAGAAACCTTTTGATTCTAAACAGCATGCAAAAAATGTACATGAAAAATTTAAAAAGATTGCCGCAGATAGGAGTGAAATGCCCTTATGAACTCTTCAGGATGGAACTACGATAGTCCTACTTCCAGACCTTGGAAGTTAGATATTAACAATGACGGAACAGCGACTATTAATACTTATCAAGATGTAGAACCTATTATTGAGCAAAACAAAAAGAACTTAAACAACTATGGTGACTATTTAACATTTGGAAAAGCATCAGCAATGGGAACTGACAACGGTGTAACTGTCGCTTCAATTCCTACTACTGTATGGGAAATATGGATGAAAGAAACAAATGGCGCTATACAAAAAGATGAGAAATTACTTAAGAAATATTTAAATGATCCTGATAATAAATACTTCAGGACTACACCAACGAGGGTTTAATTATGTGGCTATATCAACCTACATTTAGCGGTAACAATCAGAAACCAATTATTAACAGTAAAGTCTGGTTTAAAAGTAAAAACAGTTAATGGCTATTAATTCATTCACTACATTAAAATCCGCTATTGCAAACTGGTTAGATAGAGATGATCTGTCTGACCAGTTGCCTGATTTTATTGCTCTTAATGAAGCGTTGTTTAATAGGGTTCTTAGGATTAGACCTATGGAAACTATAGTAACAGAGGCTACTGTTGGAGGAACCAAGTCATACGACTTGCCTACTGGCTATGTGCAGATGAGAGAAATACATCTAGACACAAGCCCTGTAACATCTTTGCAGTATATAACTCCTGAGATGCTTTATAGAGTATGGGCAGGTAGTTCTTCTGGCAAGCCTGATAGTTATAGTATTATAGGTGATAAAATCTTTTTTGGCCCTACGCCAGATAGCGTTTATAACTACACTATGACTTACTACAAAACATTTGAAGGACTCAGCGATTCAAACACAACTAACTGGGTTATCTTAAACGCTCCAGATGTTTATTTATACGGAGCCTTATTACAGGCAGAACCTTTTCTTCAAAACGATCAACGTATCCCGGTATGGGAACGAGGACTTAGACAGGCTCTTTCTGACCTGCAAAGTCAAGATGACAAAGATAGGTATTCTGGCTCTGAATTAAGAGTAATGAACACCTCTGGATATTATTAGGATATAAATTATGGGCATAGAATCTGGAAATTTTATAACAAACCTCAATAGTTCTTACCCGCTATCGAGTGACAACGTAAGTGAAGGCGACGATCATTTACGTTTAATTAAAGATGTATTAAAGAAGACATTTCCTGCGGGTTCTAATAATACAGGCCCAGATCAGGCTGTTCAAGTTATTATTGCAAAGGCTACGGCTCCTAGTATAACAGGTAACGCCGCTCAGTCTTCAGGATTAGTTTGGTTAGACACATCAAACAACCTGCTTAAGATTAGGAATCAGGCTAATGACGCTTGGATTACCTTGGCTGTTAACCCTGAAGTAAGTAACAGTGTAGACATTGATGCAGGGTCTATTGACGGAACTCCTATTGGTGCTACTACTGCGTCTACAGGTAAGTTTAGTAGTGTTAATGTAGCCGGTGATGGCGCAACAGTAACAGGAATTAAAGATGAAGATGACATGGCCTCCGATTCGGCTGTTAAACTTGCTACACAACAGTCAATCAAAGCGTATGTTGATTCACAAGTTACAGCACAAGATTTGGATGTTGTATCTGATAGCGGCAATATTGACATTGATCTTGATTCAGAAAGCCTAACCATTACAGGTGGTGAAGGCATTGATACATCTGCCACAGGAACCACTCTTACAGTTAAAGGCGAAGATGCTACTTCAGCTAATAAAGGCATAGCCTCGTTTTCTACTGATAACTTTTCTGTTTCTTCTGGCGCTGTAACTATCAAGGATGCAGGTGTTGCTAACGCTGAAATGGCTGATATGGCGGCTAATACTGTAAAAGTTAGAGATGCTAACTCAAGCGGTGTACCTTCTGATAAAGCCGTAGGAGATACTCAAGTTTTAATTGGTGATGGTACAGGCTTTACAGCGGCGTCTATATCAGGTGACGCTACAATGACTAATGCCGGAGCCGTAACGGTTACTAAAATACAAGGTGAAGCAGTAAGTTCTACCTCGCCTACTAACGATCAGTACATGAAATACTCAGCAGGATCAAGTGAGTGGCAAATGGTGTCTATTGTTGGTACTGACAAACTAACAACCAAAGGTGACTTGCTTGTTTACAATACAGTAGACTCTGAAACAAGACTTCCTGTAGGTGTTAATGATAAAGTATTAACAGCAGATAGTACAGCAACAAATGGTGTAGATTGGAAAGATGTTTCTGCCGCAGACGAGTCAATTACCAATGCTAAACTTGCACACATGGCGGCTAACACAGTTAAGGTTAGAGATGCTAATTCATCAGGTGATCCATCTGACAAGGCTGTAGCAGATACGCAAATACTTATAGGTGATGGTACTGGATTTACTGCCGCCGCTCTTAGCGGTGATGTGACGATGGCTAACACTGGCGCAGTAACTATTGCCAGCACTGCTGTAGAAAACTCTATGGTAGCCACTGGAATAGATGCCGCTAAATTAGCAGATGGCTCTGTATCTAATACTGAATTCCAGTATATTAATTCTCTTAGTTCTAACGCTCAAACTCAAATAGACGCTAAAGCCGCAGTTGGTACTGCTAATACATGGACAGCAGGACAGCGTGGAGAGATTACGGCTTTGTCAGATGGAGCAACAATAACTGTTGATATGGCAGATAGTAATAACTTTTCTGTAACGCTTGGAGGTAATAGAACATTTGCTAATCCATCAAATGACACCGCAGGTCAATGCGGTAGCATCTTTATAACTCAAGACGGCACTGGGTCAAGGACTGCTAGTTGGGGAAGTGATTGGGATTTTGCAGGAGGAACTGCACCAACACTAACTACCACAGCGGCGGCTGTTGACAGGATTGATTACGTCATTCTTGACGCTTCCAACATCCATGCAGTCGCTACTCTGAACTATTCTTAATGCCAATATTTAATAACATACTTGCAGGAGCATCTGGTCAGTCTACTGGTTATGACATCGAAAGGTCTGTAGTTTTTGATACTAACTCTTATTTCACCAGAACGCCTAGTAGTTCGAGCAATCGTAAAACTTGGACATGGAGCGGTTGGATTAAAAGAGGTGCGCCAGATCAGCGAGGATTTTTGTTTTGGTCTGGAACTGATATTTCTAACAACAACGATGGAATCGAATTTGACGGAATTGTATTAAGAGCCTTTTCGTATGCTTCTGGCTCTGCTGTTTTTAATATTGTTTCTAGCGCGTATTATCGCGACCCATCCGCGTGGTATCACATAATGGTGTGCTTTGATAGCACCGAATCGTCAGCGGCAAATCGGGCAAAACTATATGTCAATGGTGAAAAATTAACAGACATTAGCGAAACACAAGCAAGCCTAAACGCAGACTGTGGATTTATTAACACCACTACCGAGCATCGAATTGGAAATGCTAATGGCAGTCATCAATGGGACGGCTACCTAGCAGAAGTCCACTTCATAGACGGACAAGCCCTTACACCCGCATCCTTTGGTGAAACCAATTCAAACACTAATCAATGGATCGCTAAAAAATACGAAGGAAGTTACGGCACTAACGGCTTTTACTTAGATTTTGCTACAAGAGCAACTGATCCTATTGACGCTTCTGGAAACGGAAATAATTGGGGCAGTGTTAATGTTATTGCGGGTGATTGGAAAATTGATAGCCCGACAAATAACTTTGCTACGTTGAATCCTTTAGACCCTGCGGCAAATCAAACTTTAAGCGAAGGAAACTTAAAACAAGTTACAAGTGGTCAAGGCATTAGTAAAGGAACTATGCAAATACCTTCTTCTGGCAAATGGTATTGGGAAGTTTGTCAAACAGATACTGACCAATTAGTAATTGGAATTGCAAAACCAACCGCTACACTTTCAAATTATTTAGGTAGTGATGCAAACGGTTGGGGTTATGGAGGATATGACGGCTCCCTTTATAACAATGGAAGTGGTTCTTCTTATGGGAATACTTACACAAATGGAGATATTGTAGGCGTTGCTTTTGATGCAGATAACCAAGCGGTTTATTTTTCTAAAAACAATACTTGGCAAAACAGCGGTGATCCAACTAGCGGATCATCTAAAACAGGAGCGGCTGTATCTTCTTTGACCGATGAATATAGTCCCGCTTCGGGAAGTCAGAATTCATCTGGAGTATATAACTTTGGACAAGACAGTTCCTTTGCAGGAAACAAAACAGCACAAGGAAATGGCGGTGATGGCGAGGACTTCTATTACACGCCACCTACAGGATACAAAGCGTTAAACACTAGCAACCTTGATGATCCTAGTATTGCTGATCCTACTAAACATTTTAATACTAAACTTTGGACTTCAACATCCGCTGATGGAACATCTGCATTAGGTGCTGTAACAGGTGTTGGTTTTCAGCCTGATCTAGTATGGGCAAAAGGAAGAACAGCGGGATGGGATCATAATTTATTTAACTCTGTAATGGGGACGGGATTAGGAAAGGCTCTTTATAC